AACTCTAAAGTTTTAATAAATGGAGACATTGAGCAGAACGATCTTAGGGGTAGAAGTGGACTGTCATACTGTATGAACAAGCTAGAGAGAGTTGAGGGAATAGGTATTTCTCACTTAACATACGAAGACATTCAGAGAAACGGAATTATAGGAAGATTTTTAAGGGCATTGGAGAACTAAATGTTATACGACTACGAATGTGCAGATTGCGAGCATTTACTAGAAGATGTTTATCAAAAAGTATCAGATGAGCCACTAAGTAAATGCCCTTGTTGCGGGAAGGACTCTCTTAGGAGGGTTATCAGCGGAGGAGCTTATGCGTTTGTTACCGGTGGAAACACCATCGGTAGTCTGATAGATAAAAACACTAAAAATAATAAGAGTCAAATTCAAGAACAACAGCAAAAAAAATCTGAACAAGCACCAAAATCAGAAACTCCTTGGTATAATAATTCTGGTTCTGCTTCCGCAAAAGAAATAAGTAAGATGAATAAGAAACAAAAAGCAGACTATATCATGAGGGGTAAAAAATGAAATACATACAAAAACATACAGAATTCTCAGAGACAAGTAGACAAACAATATCTTTTAACAAAGAAGGCGAAGCTACAAAAGTAAAAAATAAAGAAAAAGTATATGCATCCCAAGTTTCGGTTGTAAAAAACAAGAATGAGTTATACTATATTAGGGTGCATCAAAACAGCCCCTTTGACCCAATGGGTACTTACAGCAAAAGGAACAGCGCTTGGGTTGAAACCAAGATGGAGCAAGTCTCTAAGACAACGTTTGATTTTTATATGATGTATTTAAGAACTAAAAATTCACTTTATATGACAAGGGCTAGGAGAGGATTAACAAATGACTAAAAAAGGACCATTAAGCAAAGCAGAAAAACACTACATTGAAAGTTTCTGCGGAAGTACAGATGTGCAATCACTATGTAAGGATTTGGATAGAGCTAAATCTATTGTAAACAAATATGTAGACGAATGTAAAGACAAAAATAAAACTCCACTAGCTGAACAATTTGCTTCAAGTAGGGGGGCAACAGTGATGACAGAGAACGCATCAAGCATGGGTGACGAATTTAGAAAGAAAGTAAATCATACTTCAAGATCCAAAGGTTGCACCACGAGTATAAAATGAAACATCACAAATTTTTAAAAGCGTACAAGACAGACAAAAACGCCACTTGGATAAAAGTAAAACTTAGTGACGAAACCGAGTATTACTTTTCAAATCATAGGCATTGGCTTGACATCAAGAAAACCTGCGATAAAGAGGATTTAAATGTAGTAGAACTACAGATGTCCTTTAAGTCACATAATATTGAAATAGATCTAGCAGATATTGATGCTATATATTTAGTAAAATCTGTACTAGGAATGATGGGTGGAATTACAAACCACTACATAACTATAGGTAGATTGATAGATGGTGAAATGCACAAACAAATGTATCGTGTGCCAGAATTAACTGATGAAAAAAGCGAGGTAGTGGGTATTGATGAATGTTTTACAGAAGCGATCATTTATTATGACAAAACGAAAGAGAACAGACAAGAGCAAGTATAAGCATCAAAGCACAGGAGAATACTGCACATGCGCGGCTTACGTAGCAGAGATAATGTGCATGAGAAATGCTGAGTATAAAAATAAAGGATCTCTACCTTACAAATTCTGGAGTAAAAAACCTTGGGATTGGACGTTTAAAAAACAACTAATCGCAGCTAACAAAATCTTAAAAAACATCAGTGAGAAAGCGTTGGTAAAGGCTATCCATTCGCCAGAATTTAAATCTATATTTTCTTTGAATAACAAGAGAGCAAAGACTATTATAAATAAGTACGCACTCTTGGCAGATAAACAAGAAGATACAAGTCAAAAGATAGAGTTTAAGAAAAATCCCAAAAGTAGAAGTAAGACCTTTGGAAAGAAATCAAAATTGGACAAACTTAGGAGCATAGAGCTAGATGCCGAGAAAAAAGACGACAAAGACAATAGTTGAAGATGGCGACTTGATTGTTGGACAGCTTACTAAAAAGTATGGAAAAGTCATTCAGTCTGGAACCAAAGTTTTAGAATCTCTTGAGTCATACGAAACTATTAGTGTGAGTCCAGCGCTAGACATTGCTCTAGGTGGAGGCTTGAGAGAAGGTCAAGTTGTTGTTATGACCGGCGATCCGAAGACAGGGAAAACGACAACAGCACTTTACGCTGCCGCAAAAGCACAGGCCAAAGGCAAGAAGGTATACTATCTAAATACAGAGGGTCGTCTAACCAAGCAGAACTTTAATGGTATCAAAGGTCTTGATGTTGATGCAATTCAAATTGTGCAAGCTACAGATGATACGCCCATTGTCTCTGCGGAAACATACCTCAATATCATGGAGCGTCTTATCAAAGAAGAAGAAAACTTGTTCTTGATTTGTGACTCTACATCCAACATGGTTCCACAGGATGAGATTGACGGTGAGATTCGCACGGGTGTTCGTAACGCTCTACCGCGACTGTTGTCTATGTTCTTTAAACGTATTAGCGGCGATGTCTCTAGGATGAAAGTCATTGCTGTATTCATTACTCACAATATCGCTAACACTGGTGGATCACGCTTTTCTCCTAGCAAGATGGCAGATTGTGGTAACATGCTACAGTTTCAAGCTGGAACTAATATGATTATTACTCATCGTGGAAAGTGGGAAGTCCCCAAAGAGTCTGGAAATCACGTTGGTCAAGTTGCTAACTGGGTAATTAAGACATCTGCTGCTGGCGGTACTCCTATGAGTACAGCCTCAAGTTGGATTCGTTACGGCATAGGTATTGACGAAGCTCAAGAAATTGCACAAACAGCCACAGAGTTTGCTATGATCTCAGCAAAAGGCGCTTGGTATACAATCACTTGCTTTGTAGACAATCAAGATGACCCAGTAGTTAAAAGCTGGATAGTTGAAAACGAAGTAGAGGATGTTGAAAAGGCTTTTAAATTTCAAGGCATGGAAAAGATGGTTAAGTTTTTAAACAATAACCCAGCCCTTCAAGACTATTTAATCTCTCAGGTCAGAGAGATGTTGCTATGAAAGTCTTAGGACTAAACGGTAGAGAATATAATCTTGACACTAAGAAATATCTTACCAGCAACCGGAGCAAGCGTAGCTTCTATCACTTACAAGCTAGGGAGCTTATAATTCCTTTATTCCATCCCTATCAGATACTTGAAGAAGTTACGCTTCCCGGTTCTTCTATGAAAAAATCTAAGTTAGCTCTTGACTTTTTGATTCCATCGTGTACAATAGCTATAGAGGTACATGGAGAACAACACTTTAAATATACCCCATTCTTTCATAAGAGTAAAATAGGATTCGCACAAGCTAAAAAGCGAGATCTAGATAAGAAAGAGTGGTGTAGAATAAATGATATTGAATTAGTAGAGTTACGCTGGGACGAAGATCCAGAATATTGGAGAGAAAAAATTGAACGCAGCAGATAGACTACAAAAGTTTTTAGAAGGTATACAAACATACATAGCTGGTGCTAATATAGCTCCCACTAGTTTTAACCCACAGTTTGCGATTGCAGAAACTTTAAGTATTGAAAACATGGAGAAGCTTACTCAAGATGATTGTTTTAACTATGCCTATCAACTTTATCAATATGCAGATCACATAGCTTGGTCTAGATCGCAGAGCGAAAATGTTGTTAGGTGGTGTAAACAAAATCTTGGAAGTATTGTTGCTCACGAGGTGACACAAATTGATATACAGTTCATGAAATACGAAACAAAAGTTGACCTTATAAAAAGAGATAATGACATAGCTAAAAACATTAATGAGTGGCTTATAACAGCGGAAAGTAGGCTAGAGCTACTAAAAAGTAGAGAATATAATGTTCGCCGCAAGGCAGATATTCTAATTGAAAAAGGAAGAAGAAAATGAATTTTGATGACTTTGTTGCCTCTTTGTCGGACGAGCAGAAACAGAAACTTATGCAAGGTCTGATGGGGGCGTCAGAAAAAAAACCAATAGAGGAAGCGGTTTCCTCAAAACCTCAGTCCAGTGTGACGGAGGACTTTAGAGTAAAAAGAGAACAGGTAGTAACCGGGAAATCTCCAGTGAAATTTAAAAAGAACAAATGGGAAGATCAAGGAGAGTTTCAAGAGGTTGAAACTCCAGATTTTAAAAGAACACCTAGAAAAAGAAGCGCACCAAATAAAAAGACAGTAGAGTGTCATGTTTGTGGTAAAGAGTTTACCATGAATGCAAACTTAGTTTATGGCGAATACATGAGATGCAACCGTTGCACAGGAAGATAAAATGACAACTACCCTATCTGATATAGGCGCTGAAAGAGCAGTTCTTGCAGGATTGTTTTCTTACGGTTTTGAATCCTATGTTGAAATATCAGATCTAATTGATCACTCTAGCTTTAGCCATAAGAACAATCAAGTTCTATATAAATGTGTAGAAAAGATTTTAGAGAACGAAGCAGACGTTGATATTCCTGCAATACTATCTGCTGCGGAGCAATTGGACTTAATAGAGTCTATAAACACACCGCAAGAATTAGAGTATATTAAATCTTTAATTGACTATCCGGTTAAGAAACAGAATGTAATCTACTTTGCTGCTCAAGTAAAAAAGTTTGAGTTTGCACGTAAAGCAAAAAGAATCGCCAAGAAGATAGGATCAGATATTGACTCTATCAATGGCGACGAAGGAATTGACGATATTATCGGTTTAATTGAGAATCCACTTATGGATTTTCTCAGAGATGATGACACTGGTGAAAAACCTGAAAAGTTAGGAGACGACATAGATGAATATTTTGAATTTCTTATGGAAAACAAATGCGATCAAATCGGATTGTCTAGCGGATTTCCTAGATTTGATGCTGTTGTTGGCGGTGGCTTGCGGCGCAAGTGTGTTGATCTGGTTTCTGCAAGGCCCGGAGTTGGTAAGTCAGTATTTGCAGATAATGTAGCACTACACAATGCTCGTAAAGGCATACCCGTTCTCATGCTTGATACCGAGATGAGCAAGGAAGATCACCTAAACAGAATCGTATCAAACATTAGTGGCGTACCAATTCAGGAAGTTGCAACAGGTAAATTCTCTGAGGATGATGAGAAGTTTATAAAAGTCAAAGAAGCCATAGAAGAAATCAGAGATATCCCATACACTTATGTAAGTGTTGCTGGCGCGCCGTTTGAAACTATCCTAAATGCAATTAAAAGATGGGTGATGCACACGGTAGGACAAGACGACAACGGCAAAACAAACGATTGCTTGGTTGTATATGATTACCTAAAACTTATGTCTTCGTCGGGCATATCAAATAATATCCAAGAGTACCAAGCTCTTGGTTTTCAGATCACCAACTTGCACAACTTGGCAGTAAAGTTTGACTTTCCATGCCTTTCATTTGTGCAGTTAAACAGAGATGGGATCACCAAAGAGTCCACAGACGCTGTAAGCGGATCTGACAGACTTATTTGGCTATGTACGTCATTCTCTATATTTAAATTAAAATCAGCAGAGGAGCTTGCTGAAGATGGTCCCGGAGCAGGTAATCGCAAGTTAGTAACTTTAAAAGCTAGACATGGATCTGGGCTTATGGATGGTAACTATATCAACATGAATATGATAGGTTCTCATTCGCAATTGATAGAGTTAAGAAGTAGAGATGAAATTAGAGAGTCTCCAGATGCAGATGGTGTAATTGAAGGTTCTGAGTTACCGTTTGATTTAGATGAGGAATAACAATGAAAATTGATACAGATATAAAGCTAGACTTTGATGATGTCTTACTCGTACCACAAAGGTCGGCAGCGGCAAGTAGAAAGGAAGTAGACCTAACGCGAAGGTTTAACTTCTATCATTCCTCTAAGGAGTGGCATGGCGTTCCTATCATGGCGGCAAATATGGATACTACGGGAACATTTAAGATGGGTACTGCCCTCAGTGTGTATGAAATGATTACATGTCTACACAAGCACTACAATGGAGAAGTTATAGAAGATTATTTTAAATACTATAACGTTGAAAATAATGTTTGGGTTAGCGTTGGGATGGATTTAGATCATGAGCTAGAAAAACTGTTTCATATAGAAGATAGAATAAAGTCTTCACCAAATATTTGTATTGACATTGCAAACGGATATACAGAAAGATTTGTTGACTACTGTGCTAAGATTAGATTAGAATTTCCTGATTCAATTATCATGGCGGGTAATGTGGCGACTCCAGAAATGGTATCAGAGTTAATTTTACATGGCGAAGTTGACATCGTTAAGGTTGGCATTGGTCCCGGTTCTGCATGTACCACTAGATTAAAAACAGGAGTTGGATACCCACAGTTATCAGCAATTGCAGAGTGCGCTCATGTTGCTCACGGTTTAAGATCAGACGCTGGTCGTCTTGGCTTAATCTGTGCAGATGGAGGATGCCGAACCGCTGGAGATGTAGCTAAAGCCTACGCTGCCGGGGCAGATTTTGTAATGCTGGGAGGTATGCTTGCGGGCGCAGAAGAGTGTGAAGGAGAATGGGAATATGAGAACGAGAAAAAGAAAAGCCTAACATTTTATGGTATGTCCTCAGAGAAAGCTCAAGACAAGCATAACGGTGGAATGAATGAATACGCTACTAGTGAAGGTAGAGTCA